CAATACCGCCAAGCCAATGCTTACTGTTGAATTATCTGAATTAGATAGTGATGACATGTTGTTGAATACTCCTGAATCCACCTTTGATTTGCGAAAAGGACTAAATGGTCAACAATCTCATAATCCTCAAGACTATATCACCAAAATGACTTCAATATCTCCTAGTGATAAAGGTCAAGGCTTATGGCAGGAAACACTGGAAACTTTCTTCTGTGGGGATCAAGAGTTAATTGATTATGTCCAACAGATTATTGGGATGGTAGCCATTGGTAAAGTTTATCAAGAACATATGATTATTGCTTACGGTGGTGGTGCGAATGGCAAGTCTACCTTCTGGAATACTATCGCTCGTGTACTTGGAAGCTACTCAGGAAAGTTATCTGCGGATGCGCTTACCATGTCCAATCGACGAAACGTAAGCCCTGAGCTTGCGGAGCTAAAAGGGAAGCGACTAGTTATTGCTTCTGAGATGGCTGAAGGTATGCGACTTAATACTGCCGTTGTTAAACAAATTACATCAACTGATGAAATTCAAGCGGAAAAGAAGTATAAGGACCCGTTCCATTTTGTTCCTTCTCACACATTAGTGCTATACACCAATCATCTCCCAAAAGTTGGGGCAAATGATGATGGCACTTGGCGTCGGTTGGTTGTTGTACCTTTTAATGCCAAAATCACTGCAAGGTCAGACATCAAAAACTTTGCGGATTACTTGTACGATAATGCAGCTCCAGCTATTTTGTCGTGGATTATTGAAGGTGCGGATAAAGCCATTCAAGTTAATTTTAAAACGACAGTTCCATCGGCAGTATCGAAGTCCGTCAAAGCCTATCGTGAAGCTAACGATTGGTTGGGTCATTTTTTAAATGAGTGCTGTGAAATTGACGATAGTTACACAGAGAAGTCTGGGGAACTCTATTCACAATATCGGGCTTATTGTCTTAAAAATATGGAGTACACCCGTAGCACGACAGATTTCTACGCAGCGCTTACGCAAGCAGGATACACTCGCAAGCGAACCAGTAAAGGAAATCTGATTCTTGGTCTGAAACTGACTGATGATGACAATGACTTCTTAGATTGAGTCAAAAATTGACTGACATCAAAAGAACTCGACTTACACATCAAAGGGAGAGTGAAAAAATGTTAGTGCTGGTCATTGGAGTCTATTATCAAAGTTTTATGTACTCATGACAAAAAAAGTTATTTGTATTAAGCAACATGACCAGCATTTTTAGATTTAGTGTAGGTCTATTATGGTCTTTTCTAAAAGTCTCTATAGTAAAAAATTCTATATAAAAAAGCCTATAGGGAAAGTTTAGGAAATGAGTGCCTTAGACCTACACACTATTTTGAAGAGGTAAAAGAATGCTAGAAAAAACAATAGAACAGGACTTGGTGAACCAAGTCAAAAAACGTGGTGGGATTTGTCCTAAGTGGGTGTCACCAAGTTTTGCTGGTGTGCCAGATAGGCTCGTCTTTCTCCCTGATGGGAAGTTTGGCATGGTGGAAGTGAAGCGACCTAAAGGTAAACCACGAGCCTTACAGATATCAAGGCATAAGCTACTCAAGAGGTTAGGCTTCACCGTCTATGTCCTCGATGGGTTAGAACAGATTGGAGGAATGTTAGATGCAATTGAGTCTACATGAATATCAAGAAGTCGCCAAAGACTTCATCATTGACCATCCAAATGCAGCAGTCATCCTAGACATGGGGATGGGGAAAACGGCAACAACCCTCTCAGCGATAGATGAGCTAATCTACGACCGCTTTGAGGTGACAAAGGTCTTGGTTATTGCCCCACTTCGAGTCGCAAGCACAGTCTGGAGTGATGAGATTGAGCAATGGGCTGAGTTGAAACACTTACGCTATTCAAAAATTATCGGCACACCCAAACAACGGCTTGAGGCACTTCAAACTGATGCGGATATCTATATTGTTAATCGAGAAAACCTTCCGTGGTTGGTAGAACAATGCCACCCCTACTTCAAATGGGACATGGTAGTGATTGATGAATTGAGTTCGTTCAAGTCTTGGAAGAGCAAGCGATTCAAGGCATTCATGATCATGCGTCCATTTATGAAACGTGTCGTAGGACTAACAGGAACACCAAGTTCTAATGGCTTGATGGACTTATTCGCAGAGTTCAAGGTCATTGATGGTGGGGAGCGTTTGGGCTATTTCATTACGGAGTACCGCAATCGCTACTTCCGTGAGGGATATGGTCAAGGTCATGTGGTCTATGAGTATATCCCTATGGATTTTGCGGAAGCACAAATTTATGACAAAATCTCTGATATCACCATTTCCATGAAAGCCTTAGACTATTTGGATATGCCAGAGTTAATCACCACGCGCTACCTTGTTAAAATGACAGACAAAGAAACCAAGGTTTATAAATCCATGAGTCGTGACATGGTACTCCCTTACTTGGAGGATGATGACATTACAGCTTCGAGTGCTGCAAGTCTTTCTCAAAAACTCTGTCAGATGTCAAATGGTGCAGTTTACTCTGATAACAAGGAGGCAGTGACTATCCATAATCAAAAGTTAGATGCTCTTGAGGATATTGTTGAAGCAGCTAATGGTGAGCCACTCTTATTGGCATACTGGTTTAAACATGACTACGAGCGGATTGTTGAGCAACTGGAAAAATTAAAGGTCAATTTCAAACCCCTCAAAGAGGAATCAGATATTCGTGACTGGAATGCTGGCAAGATTACGGTTGGACTCATTCATCCAGCCAGTAGTGGTCATGGACTCAACCTTCAAAGAGGTGGACATCACTTAGTTTGGTTCAGCTTACCATGGTCATTAGAACTCTACCAACAGACCAATGCTCGCTTGTGGCGACAAGGGCAGCGTTCAGGAACTGTTGTGATTCAACACATTGTTACTGAAGGTACGATTGACGAAGACATTTTAAAAGCTCTGGCCGATAAGGATGATGCTCAGGAGCGACTTATTAAGGCGGTGAAAGCACAGGTAGGAGGATACCTATGACGGATAAAGTGGAATATATTGCTAAGCATTACCGTGATATGAAAATCAAATTGAGTTTGGTCCAAAATAAACTGTTAAACTATTGCCCCATTTCAGAGGAGAGTGTCATTCAATCTCTTGTCTTTGAAAAAAATGAGCAAGAGAAAGTGAGCAAAACCAAGACCTATGATCGGAGTGAGCTGATTGCTCTTAGCTTCAGGGAAAAGCAAGAACAAGAAAATCAAGAGTATTTGAGTAGTTTGCTTAATACCTATTATTGCTTAAAAGTTGACCTTGAGTACTTTGAACTTGTCATGGACTTGTTGCCAGATGATTTAAAGCCTCTGGCTGCAGATTTAATTTACTTAGGAAAGAGTTGGACAGAGCTAGAGGAGGCTTATCAAATGAGTCATTCAACCCTTGCTTATCGCAGACGTAAGATTCTCAAACAGATACGGAAATGTTATCACTGGATGTCTAAAAGTCTTGAACTCAGGGTGGAGGATTATCATATTCCTATCTAGCTTTTACAGTTTGTACTAAATTGGTACTGAATTCGTACTAAATTTGTACCAAAGTTGTACCGATTTGGTACTGATTTTCAACCTAGACCTGTGCTGTACTTAAGATGTCGAAAAGTGTAAAGAATTCTCCAGTTATGACTGGCTATTCCTTGGTTTGTACGGTAATATACAGATACAAAAACAAGAGGAGGTCAACACCATGACCAAAGAAGAAATTTTAACCAACATCGCAAAGGAACGCATTGGAGCAGAAACCTTGGAAACAAGGAACAGCGATAGACTAGATTTTTACGACATTAGCGTTTGGGCATTGAAAGAGATGCTTGAACAAGCCTACGAGGCAGGAAGACAAGCCAAATAAAACCAAAGGGTAGCCCAAGAAAGGGTTGCCTTTTTTCGTGGAGGAAAACATGATTTTTACCAGTGAACAAGTATCTATGGGACACCCAGATAAGATTTGTGATCAGATTTCAGATGCTATTTTGACTGACTGTCTAAAGCATGACAAAGCAAGCCGAGTAGCTGTTGAAACCTTAATCAAGGATGACAAGGTTATCGTTGCAGGTGAAGTCACTACCAATCATCACTATGACACTATGGCTATTGTGAAGTCTGTACTTGAACCGTTGGGAATGTTGAAGTTCAATCTGATTGATTTGATAGGAAAACAGTCCAGTGATATTGCACAAGGTGTTGATAGCGGTGGTGCAGGTGACCAAGGTTTGATGTTCGGATATGCAACTAATGAAACAAAGGAGTTTCTGCCATTACCTTATGTTCTGGCAACCAAGGCTCTATTGAAGTTGAAAGACCTCGATCATTCTTTACTCGGTTTAGATGCTAAGGCTCAAGTCTCTTACGACTACGATAAGAAGCGAATCGATACCTTTTTGATTTCCACCCAACATAAGGAGGAAGCAAGTCTTGCCATGGTAAATGGAATTGTTAGTCATGTCATGCTTGAAGTCGCTAAGGACTATAAACTCAATACCGACTTTAAGATGCTAGTCAATCCTACTGGTCGTTTCGTTCTGGGTGGTAGCTTTGCGGATGCAGGAGTAACTGGTCGAAAGATTATTGCGGATACCTACGGTGGTGCTTGTCGCCACGGTGGTGGTGCTTTCTCAGGGAAAGACCCAAGCAAGGTTGACCGTTCTGGTGCATACATGGCTAGAAAGATTGCTTGTGACCTTGTCCGAGAAAAGATTGCTAAACGTTGTGAGGTTCAAATAGCTTATGCCATTGGTAAGAAAGAACCTGTGTCTATTTATGTGAATACCTTTGGAACAAGTGAATACTCAGATGAGAGTATTGTTGAGATGATTCGTGTCCGCTATGACTTAACACCTCAAGGAATTATTAAGGAGCTGGACTTGCTGAACGTGGATTACACCAAGACCACTTGTTATGGTCACTTCGGCAAGGCAGACTTACCGTGGGAAGTGTAGGTGGGTAAATGCCAAGACGACCTAACCAACCTTGCAAGCATAACAATTGCAAGTATCTCGTTCCTCATGGAAAACAGTACTGCGACGAACACGCTAAGGAACACATCCGTGATGTTAAGTCAACCAGTGAGAAAGGTTACACCTCCAAGTGGAACAAGGCAAGGACTCGTTTCCTTCGCAAGCATCCACTGTGTGAGCACTGCTTGAAGAAGAACATTTACACCAAGGCTGTTGTCGTTGACCATGTGACACCACACCGAGGTGATGAAACACTCTTCTGGAATGAGAACAACTGGCAAGCTCTATGCAAGTCCTGTCATGATCGAAAAACTATGACGGCAGACAGGTATCAAGTTTATAAATACTGACCCCTAGGGGGGATAAAATCTCTACAAACCGCTTGGTTAAAAGACCGGCGCCCCCTCAAACGTGAAAAGTCGCAAAATTTAAAAGGGGGTACACAAAAATAGATTTTTACTGACCCCAAATATTATCTACGACAAGGTTTTTCATTAAATCTTGTCGTTTATTTTTACCCAAAAACTGGGATAAAAGCTAACTAAAGGAGGTTAAAATGAACGATTTTAAAGCAAAACAAGTGTGGAAAATGAGAAACGAGGGTCTGGGCTATCGCAAAATCGCAAACTTGCTTGACCTCAGTCTGACGGCAGTCAAACGCTACTGCAGTGCTAACCCTCATCTAAAGGGTTATGGTCAGGCAGTAGTGGCTATGATTTCTGACGGACAAAGAAATGGACAATTGTGCAAAGAATGTTTGAAACCCATTAAGCAACCTCGTAAAGGAAGAACTAAACAGTTCTGCTCCACTAGTTGCCGAAGAAAAAATTGGATAAAGAAACATCCTGAAAAAGCGGATAGCCATGTTTGTGAACTGTGCGGTAAGACCTTCACAGCTTATGGTAGCCCTACAAGAAAATTTTGTAGCAGAACCTGCGCAAGAACATCACGGAGGACATGATGACGAAAGAAAGTATGACGTGGTTAACATTAACAGTTGACCAACTTAATCCAGCTAGCTATAACCCAAGGAAGGCTCTCAAAAAGGGCGACAAGGAATACGAAAAAATCAAACGGTCGATTCAAGAGTTTGGTTATGTCGAACCTATCATTGTCAACTATGATATGACTATCATTGGAGGTCATCAACGACTGACGGTCTTAAAGGACTTGGGCTTTAAAGAAGTACAGTGCGTTCAAGTCCATATTGAAGATGAAAACAAAGTTAAGGCACTGAACGTTGCCCTTAATAAAATCACTGGTAGCTGGAATGAAGAATTGCTTGTGGATTTGATATTAGATTTACAAGAGGCAGACTTTGATACAGACCTAACTGGTTTTGAGTTTCCTGAGATTGACCAACTATTTTCTAAAGTACACGACAAGGACATCGAGGAAGATGACTTTGATGTGGAAGAAGAGTTGAAGAAACCGACTATCGCACAACAAGGAGATATTTGGTTGCTCGGTAAACACCGAGTGATATGTGGCGACTCTACAAAAGGAGAAACCTATGACAAACTGCTAGGGGAGAAAAAGGCCAATCTTGTTCTGACTGATCCACCATATAATGTCAATGTGGAAGAGACTGCAGGAAAAATTAAGAACGACAATATGAGTGATTCTGATTTTTACCAGTTCCTTTATGATATGTTTACTCAGGTTGAAGCGCATATGGAGTCGGATGCCTCTATCTATATATTTCATGCTGATACGGAAGGGTATAACTTCCGTAAGGCGTTTAAGGATGCAGGCTTTTACTTGAGTGGATGCTGCATCTGGAAAAAGAACTCACTTGTTCTTGGTCGCAGCCCTTATCAGTGGCAACATGAACCTTGTCTCTTTGGTTGGAAGAACAAAGGGAAACACCAATGGTTCTCTGACCGAAAACAAACAACTATCTGGGAGTATGACCGACCTAAGTCTAGTAAAGACCATCCAACCATGAAACCAGTCCAATTGATGGCTTATCCCATTCAAAACTCATCCATGCGCGGGACATTAGTCTTGGATCCTTTCCTTGGAAGTGGCTCAACACTGATGGCTTGTGAAGAAACAGGTCGGATTTGTTATGGTATTGAATTGGATGAAAAGTTTGTGGACGTGATTGTGAAACGTTACTTTGAAGCGACTGGTGACCAATCAATCAAGGTTATGCGAGATGGGAAAGAAATCAATTACTCAGAGTTAGTTGAGGTGGTATTATGACCAAGTTAACTTTTATTGATTTCTTCGCAGGCATTGGTGGCTTTAGACGTGGACTTGAGTTGGCTGGCATGACTTGCATCGGGTATTGCGAAAAGGACAAGTTTGCGGTGAAGAGCTACCAAGCCATGTATGATACGGAAGGAGAATGGTTTAGAGATGACATTACAAAACTCAAGGCAGATGACATTCCAAAAGCAGATATATGGACTGCGGGAAGTCCTTGCCAAAATGTGTCTATCGCAGGAAAGCGAGCTGGACTACGAGCTGAAAGAAGTGGACTCTTTTTTACACTCGTTGACCTCCTCAAGAGCCAAAGTGAAGAAGATAAGCCCGAGTGGCTCATCCTTGAGAATGTTAAGGGACTTTTATCAAGTCGCAGAGGAGTCGATTTCCTCGACTATCTCCTTGAACTGGACGAAGCAGGGTACGACCTTGAATGGCAAGTGTTCAATTCCAAAGATTACGGAGTTCCCCAAAACCGAGAACGTGTCTACACTATCGGACATCTTAGAAGCAGAGGTCGACGACAAGTATTACCTCTCCAGCCAGAAAGCAGTGGTAATCTTAAGCAACTTGTAGGTGGCATGCAGTCCTATCGTGTCTATGATACGGACGGTATTTCTACAACTTTGGTTGGCACTGGTGGCGGTGTTGGGGCAAAGACAGGGCTTTACTTGATTGACCAATCTACAACCAAACCAAAGGTAACAGACCAAGCACGGTGCATCACTGCTCGTTACACAGCAGGTTCTACAAAGAGGACAGCCATGAACTCTGGTGTGATGGAAGTACAGCCTATTTTAACTCCAGACCGAGTGAACAAACGTCAAAATGGTCGTCGATTAAAAGAGAAAGGTGAGCCTATGTTTACCTTAACTTCTCAAGACCGACACGGAGTTGTAGAAGGAATTAAGGTAAGGAATGGTACAAAGCAAGGGTATCAAGTGGCAGAACTTGGTGACTCTGTTGATTTATCTTATCCAGCATCTCCAACGAGACGAGCAAGAGTAGGTAAGTGCATTGCTCATAACCTCTCTTGCAGTGGTCAAATGGGTGCGGTGGTCTGGAATGGTCGAATGGTTAAAATCAGACGATTAACACCTCGTGAGTGTTTTAGACTTCAAGGTTTCACGGATGACCTCTTTGAGAAAGCTCAAGCTGTAAACTCTGATGCCCAACTCTACAAACAAGCAGGTAATGGTGTAACAGTTACCGTTGTTTATGCGATTGGAAAGGCTATTCTTTCTTGCTTAAATCTTAGATGATTACTGGATAGTGTTTGGTACTAATGGTAATATACAGCTACCAAAAAGAAGGAGGCTTCACAATGAATAACGGTGCAAAAGAAAGAGTTGAATGTTTATACCCTGTAGGCTGTCGAGTTAAACTACTTGAAATGGATGATCCATTTCCACCACCTATTGGAACGCTAGGTACTGTCTATGGACATGACGACTTAGCTTCAGTTTTAGTTCATTGGGATAATGGTAGTGGGCTGAGTGTCGTCTATGGAGTTGATAGGATAGTAAAGGTGGAATAAGGCTATGTGGGAGTTGGTAGTCATTGATAGAGGTGAGAGACATTATGTCTGCGATTTGCTCAGAGAATCTTCAACTGACCCAAGTTATATCAATGGTGAATGGATTGCTCATTTGACCTTGAAACGTGACGGTCATCTTGTGTATGCTTACCATCGTGGGGTCTCATTAGATGCAATGAATGCTTTGGATAGGGAAGTTTTTAACGAAATAATAGCAGATTATAATTGATAATAGTGCGTATAACTGGCTATTAAACTCCTTTAGAGGTAATATGTTCACAACAAAAGAAGAGGAGAACAAAGGGGTTGGACTTCATATCTATGAAACCATAGATAGCCTAGAAGACTTTGATAACTTTGAAAGAAAGTTTGACAGAATCATTGAAGCTGAAGAAACATTTCAAGATTTGGGGCATGTAGTAAAATGGGCTTTTGATCAAATACAATAAACCGATAGGGTCTCGCAAGAGGCCTTTTTGCGTGTCAGAAAAATGGAAGATAGGAGGTGAGCGACCTGGCACAGCGTGGACGTAAACCAAAACCAACTGGTTTAAAAGTTCTTGAAGGTAACCCAGGTAAGCGCCCTCTCAACCATAAAGAACCTAAACCAACTAAGAAAGCTCCTCGATGCCCATCGTGGTTAGAAGAGGATGCCAAGAAAGAATGGAAACGCATGAGCAAGGTGCTCGAGTCCATGGGTCTTTTGACAGATATGGATATGACGGCTTTTGCAGGATACTGCCAAGCCTATGCTAGATGGAAAGAGGCAGAAGAGTTCCTAACGAAACATGGCTCTATTATCAAAACACCGAACGGCTACCTCCAGCAGGTTCCACAAGTTTCCATTGCTCAAACCAATATGAAAATCATGCTCAAGTTCTCCGAGCAGTTTGGTCTAACCCCTTCTGCAAGAAGTCGAATACAGGCTGATAGTAGTGATGGAGAACAAGATGAAATGGAACGACTACTCTCGGAGGTATAGAATGTCTTATCACTATCAACCAAGTCCTTTTATGTTGCCAACCTCACACTATGATGAGAGGAAGGCAGACAGGGCGGTAGCCTTTATCCAAAATCTGAAACACACAAAAGGGAAATGGGCAGGTAAGCACTTTTTACTTTTACCATGGCAGGAACAGATTATTCGTGACTTATTTGGAATTGTGAAAGAGGATGGAAACAGACAGTTTCTCTCCGCTTATGTAGAGATTCCAAAGAAAAATGGTAAGAGTGAACTCGCAGCTGCGATTGCCCTTTATCTTCTTTATGCGGATGGTGAAGCCAGTGCTGAAGTTTACGGTGCAGCCTGTGATAGAAACCAAGCCTCCATTGTATTTGATGTTGCCAAACAAATGGTTGGAATGTCAAACCCACTAAACAAACGCTCCAAAATCATGGGTGCAACTAAACGCATTGTCAATTACAACAATGCAGGTTTTTACCAAGTGCTATCTGCGGAGACTGGGACAAAGCATGGACTTAATGTATCAGGACTTGTCTTTGATGAAATCCATGCTCAACCCAACCGCCATCTCTATGATGTTCTTACCAAAGGTTCTGGTGATGCGCGTGAACAACCTCTATTCTTTATCATCACTACCGCAGGAACTGACAAAAACTCTATCTGTTATGAACTTCATACAAAGGCACTAGACATCTTATCTGGACGAAAGAAAGATGAAACTTTCTATCCAGTCGTTTATGGCCTAGCTAACGATGAGGATTGGCAGGATGAAGAAAATTGGTATAAGGCAAATCCCTCACTGGGTCACACCATACAGATTGACCGAGTGCGTGAAGCCTATCGAAATGCCATCGATAATCCAGCTGAAGAAAATGTCTTTAAGCAGCTTCGACTAAATATGTGGACCAGTTCAACCGTAACGTGGATTGCAGAACATGTCTATGACAAAGGTAATCTTCCAATTAACGAAACCAGTCTTTTAGGAAGAGAGTGCTACGCAGGACTTGACTTATCCAGTACATCTGATATCACAGCCTTCGTTTTAGTATTCCCACCACGGACGGAAGAGGAATCCTACATTGTGCTACCCTACTTTTGGTTGCCAGAAGAAACGCTACCTTTGAGGTGTAGGCGTGACCATGTTCTTTATGATGTTTGGGAACGTCAAGGTTATCTCAAAACAACCGAAGGTAATGTGGTGCATTATGGCTTTATTGAGCGTTTTATCGAGGATTTATCGACTAAGTTCAACATCAAAGAAATAGCCTACGACCGTTGGAATGCGACACAGATGGTTCAGAACTTGGAAGACATGGGGTTAACTGTTGTGCCATTTGGTCAAGGGTATAAGGATATGTCACCACCATCTAAGGAACTCTACAAACTCATGATGGAGGGCAGAGTCACACACGGTGGACATCCAGTTTTAAAATGGATGGCTCAAAACGTGGTTATGCGACAAGACCCAGCTGGCAATATCAAGCCAGACAAAGAAAAATCGGTCGATAAGATTGATGGCATTGTGGCATTGATTATGGGATTAGACCGTTGTATCCGTCACAAAGGTGATGACGGCAGCATTTACGACCAACGAGGAATTTTGAGTTTTTAGAAGGAGGTTCTATGGGAATTTTAGAATTGATAGGCTTAAAGAGGGCAAGAGACAAACCGACCAACTCGTATGAGGGGTCGGATTTTTCATACCTCTTTGGACGAACCACATCAGGGAAGAACGTCAATGAAATGACGGCTCTTCAAACCACGGCAGTCTATGCCTGTGTGCGAATTTTAGCTGAGGCGATTGCCAGTCTCCCCATTCATGTTTACAAGTATACGGATGAAGGCAAGGAACAAGATGTTAATCATCAGCTTTATTACTTACTTCATGATGAACCAAATCCAGACATGACTTCCTTTGTCTTTCGTGAGACACTCATGACTCACCTCTTGATTTGGGGCAATGCTTATGCCCAGATTATTCGTGATGGAAGAGGACAAGTCTTAGCCTTGTATCCTTTGCTACCAGACAGGGTGTCCGTCAAGCGAGATGATAAGGGTGAACTCTACTATGTATATCAACGGAGTGAAGAGGATAACCCAAACTTTAAGAACAAGGGCAATATCATTCTCAAGAATAGTGAAGTGCTTCATGTACCTGGCCTTGGCTTTGATGGTCTAATTGGTTATTCACCGATTGCTATGGCAAAAAATGCCGTTGGTATGACCTTGGCGACTGAAGAGTATGGTGCATCATTCTTTGCGAACGGTGCGAATCCCGGAGGTGTTTTGGAACATCCCGGTATTCTCAAAGACCCCAGTAAGGTTAGAGAGTCGTGGAATCAAGTCTATCAAGGCACAAACAATAGCCATAAAGTTGCTGTCCTTGAAGAAGGCATGAGCTATAAGACTATTGGGATTCCACCCAATGAAGCCCAGTTCTTAGAGACACGTAAGTTTCAAATCAATGAAATTGCAAGACTCTATCGGATACCACCTCATATGGTCGGTGACTTGGAGAAATCTTCCTTTTCAAATATCGAACAACAGTCCTTGGAGTTTGTGAAGTACACGCTAGACCCATGGGTAGTTCGATTTGAACAAGCCTTTCAAAAAGCTCTGCTCTTACCTGATGAGAAGAAGAATTATTTTATCAAATTCAATGTGGATGGCTTGTTAAGAGGGGACTATCAGAGTCGGATGAATGGCTATGCCATAGGCCGTCAAAATGGTTGGTTGTCAACAAATGATATTAGACGCTTAGAGGACATGAACCCACTTTCAAAAGAAGAAGGTGGTGACCTTTACTTGGTCAATGGCAACATGACCAAGTTAGAAGACGCAGGAGGTTTTATCAAAGATGCGTAAATTTTGGAATTGGGTCAAAAATGAGGGGGAACGAACCCTCTTTTTAAATGGTGTGATTGCCAGTGAATCTTGGTTTGGGGATGAGGTAACTCCTCAACTCTTTAAAGATGAACTGCTTTCAGAACAAGGAGATATCACGCTTTGGATTAATAGCCCAGGTGGAGATGTCTTTGCGGCTGCTCAGATTTATAACATGTTAATGGATTATAAAGGAGCAGTCACCGTAAACATTGATGGCATTGCGGCTAGTGCAGCATCTGTCATTGCCATGGCTGGAACAATTGTAAACATGAGTCCAGTCTCTATGATGATGATTCATAATCCGGCCACTTTTGTGAGTGGTGACAAACGTGAGATGGAAAAAGCTATTCAGCTCCTAAATGAAGTGAAGGAGTCGATTATCAACGCTTATGAGATTAAGACATCTCTAAGTCGTCAGAAACTCTCAAACCTCATGGATGGAGAGACTTGGCTCAATGCAAAGAAAGCAGTTGAGTTAGGTTTTGCGGATCAGATTATCTTCGATGGCACTCATGACAATGATGAGCCACAAGATGCCTATGCATTTTCAATGCAGACAGTAACCAATCAAGTGGTCGCCAAGTGTGAACAGTTGATAGATAAACCCAAGGTTGCAGTAAGCACCTTGGAAAAACGACTACAGTTATTAAAACCCTAGGAGGACATTTATACTATGGACACAATTTTAGAACTACGAGAAAAACGTGCCAAGGCTTGGGATAAAGCCAAGAACTTCTTAGATTCATGTCGTGATGAAAAGGGCATGATTTCACAGGAAGATAGTGAACGCTACGATAAGTTGGAACAAGAAGTGGTTGATCTTGGAAAAGAGATTGACCGTTTGGAACGCCAAGAACGTATTGAGCGTGAACTGTCACAAGCAACTAGCGCAGCTATTGTCTCTCAACCACGAACTGATGCCGGTGGTGATGAGAAGACAGGTACGGCTTCAACTGTTTACAACCAATCATTCTGGAAAAATGTGCGTCAAAAGAATTTCTTTGACGTTAATAATACCTTGAACATTGGGAATGATGGTCAAGGTGGTTACTTGGTACCTGATGAATACGAGAACCGCTTGATTAAGGCTCTTGAAGAGGAGAACTTCTTCCGTCGTTTGGCAACCATTATCAAGACCTCAAATGGTGAGCGCAAGATTCCAGTGGTGACAGGTCATGGTACGGCTGCGTGGATGGATGAAAATGGTACTTACCCAGAGAGTGAAGAAACCTTTGGCCAAGTGACTCTTGGTGCTTACAAGGTTGGGACAGCTATCAAGATTTCAGAGGAGTTGATTCATGACTCTGTCTTTGATCTTGAATCTTATATGGCAGAAGAATTTGCTCGCCGTATTGGTTCAAAAGAAGAAGAGGCATTCCTGATTGGGGATGGTTCTGGTAAACCAACAGGTGTTTTCCATACGGTTACTGAAGGAGTGACAACAGCAGGGAATACGATTACGTTTGATGATGTCATGGATCTCTATCATTCCCTCAAGTCCCCATATCGTAAAAATGCTGTTTGGATTCTCAATGATTCTACTGTCAAGGCTCTGCGTAAGTTGAAGGACAACAACGGAAATTACATCTGGCAACCTTCTGTTCAGGTAGGTGTGCCCGACATGATTTTGAACCGCCCCTACTATACGTCAAGTTATGCCCCAGAAATCGCATCAGGGAATAAGGTACTTGCCTTCGGTGACTTCTCTCATTATTGGATTAGTGACCGTCAAGGACGTTCCTTCAAACGTCTGAACGAGTTGTATGCGACTAGTGGTCAAGTTGGATTCTTGGGTAGCCAACGTGTGGATGGGAAATTGGTTCTTACTGAAGCTGTCAAAGTGCTCACCATGAAAGGGTAAGATATGCTTACGCTTTTAGAAGCTAAAATCTATCTACGAGTTGATACTTCTGAGGAAGATGATTTGATAAAAGTCTTGATTGCAACGAGTGAAGAACTCTGCAAAGACGTATTGCGAGTGGATGAGTTGGTGGATACACCGCTTATTCGCTCCGCAATGCTCTATGCGTTAGCTTATCTTTTCGAGCACCGAGAAGAGGCTAACCATCATGATTTGAAAGAGACCCTCTATCATCTGTTGGGTGGTTTGCGAAAAGAGGTGTTTTAAATGAAAATTGCCCCTTTAAACCGGCGAGTTCTTTTCAAGAAACGAGTGATTACTCAAGATGATATTGGTAACGAAACAAGTCAGTTTACTGATTTATTTTCACGGTGGGCTAGTGTGAATCAAGCAAATAGTGATGAGATATTTGAAGTGGGTCAAACGAAACGAAAACTACAGCTGATAGTCACTCTTAGATATGATTCAGAAGTCGCCACACTTGATACCACCAATACAAAACTCATCTTTCAAGGGAAATCGTTTAATATTCTTTCAATTGACCATGTCTTTTTTGAAAAGAAAATGGTCAAATGTCGAGTGGAGGAAGAGCCATGAGAGATGATGAACTGAGTAGGGCTATTGAAAAGGAGCTAGAGGAATACTTGCATCAAACAACAGAGACGGTAGTTGAAGCCGTCGATGCTGTAACGGACGAGGCCATTGCGACTCTAAAATCTACATCGCCCAAGCGGAGTGGTCGCTATGTGAGAGGGTGGACTTCAAAGGAAACGAGTAGCACGTCCACTGGTAAAACGAAAACGATTCATAATCGGACACCAGGCCTAACTCATCTACTTGAGAATGGCTATGCCAAACAAAATGGTGGTCGAGTTTCCGGGCGTCCTCATATTGGACCCGTTGAACAAAAAGCAGTTCAAGCTTTGGAGAAGAGAATTAGAGGTAAGCTATGAACGAAAAGGAGTTTTTTAAACAGCTAAAAGCCTTAAATCTTCCGATTGCTTATCATCACTTCGAAGAAGGTCACAGTCCAAGTCCGCCTTTTATGGTTTATTATAGTCCGCAATCAGAAAACTTTGGGGCAGACAATCAGGTTTACCATAAGGGCGCGCAATTCATTCTTGAACTTTACACAAGGAAGAAAGACTTTTATGTTGAAGAGAAGATTGAAGCTTTTCTGATGGAGCAACATTTGTTTTTTGACAAGGTTGAAACTTATATTGATACCGAGCAACTTTATCAGGTTGCTTTTCATTTTGCATTTTAAGAAGGAGAAAATATGGCTGAAAAAAATAAAGTCACGTTTGGTCTACAAGATGTCCACTGGGCAGAAGTCACAACGGAAGGGAGTGACGGAGCCTTAACCTATGGGAATGTTGAACGATTAAGAGGTGCTGCAGAGTTGACACTTGAAGCAACAGGAGATTCTGGTTCCTATAAAGCGGATAATATCAACTTTTATACGACCGAATCCAATGATGGTTATAGTGGAACTTTGAAGGTTGCCCTTTTAACACAAGAATTCTTAACTCGAGTGTTAGGGGAAACATTAGATGACACCAATAAGGTGATTACGGAATCATCCAATGCGACTCGGAAAAACTTCGCATTAATGTTCCGTTTCGAAGGGGATAAGAAGGAGACACTTCATGTCCTCTATTATTGTTATGCCTCTCGACCAACAGTAGGCTCAAAAACCAAGAATGGTAGTGATATCAATGAAGTGGAATTGAAATTCACAGCCAGTCCACGTCCACTTGATCAGGTGGTTCGTCGTCGGACAACAGAAGAGACCCCCGAAACAGTGAAGAAAAATTGGTTTAAGTCTGTATATGAGCCAACTGTCGCAAGTGGAGGTAGTCGTACATGAGAAAACAGGTGACGATTTGTGGGAAAGTTTACCCACTAGCAAGTAATGCTTACACACCGATTGCCTATAAAGAACAATTCGGTAAAGATTACTTTCAAGACCTCTTTCAAATGATTAATGCCAAGTCTATTTTAGACCAACTTAATCAGTTAGAAGAAGGAGAGGAGCTAACCGCACAAAATATGGATGTCTCTATTCTTTCTGATTTCGATATGACCTTCTTTCATCGACTATTTTGGGTATTTGCCAAATCAGCCAATCCACGGGTGAAAGCATTTGATGTTTTCTTTATGGAGATGGAAGAGTTTCCGATTCAGGAGATTGGACCAGTCTTGATGGAGATGTTAAATCAAGGAATGTCGACTCGAAAAAAGTCGATGAAACCGATGAAGCGAGTGAAGAAATCTTCACGGTAGAAAGCTACTTGTCTTGTTGCAAGGAGACTGGACTGTCTATAAATGATTTAAAGTACATCTCCATTGGAATGGCATTGGATTATCAAACGGATTATGTCGCCTTGCGCTCGGACAAATCACAAACTAGACGAGCAACCCAAGCTGATTTTGATAACTTTTAGAGAAAGGAGGGAGTGTCATGGCTGGTAACATCAAAGGTATTACGATTGAGATTGGTGGTGACACCCAACCGTTACAACGGGCCTTAAAGGGAATTAATAAAGAAGCAGCAGAATCCACTAAAGAGCTGAAACAAATTGATAGAGCCTTAAAGTTTGATACTGGTAATGTCACTCTCCTTACTCAAAAGCAAGAGGTGCTTTCTAAACAGATTGCGACTACAAAAGAGAAACTAGAAACCTTACGTCAGGCACAAAGTCAGGTTGAAGCGCAATTCCAACGTGGGGATATTGGTGCAGAACAATATCGAGCATTCCAACGTGAAGTTGAGACAACACAAAATGTCCTAAAAAGCTATGAAACAAAACTTGAAGGAGTTAATCGAGCGCTTGATTCTCACGGAAACACAGTTGAAAGCAACCGGTCGAAATTAAACGGTTTAGAAACTGAACAGACCCAATTAGCATCAGAGAGTGAGAAACTCAATTCAACCTTTCGTTTGCAAGAGAGTCAGCTTGGTTCAAATGCTTCAGAGTCTGAAAAATTAGCCTTAGCACAAAGAAGAATTGCTAGTCAGTCAGAACTCGTTGAGCGTCAAATTGCGAATTTAGAACGTCAGTTAGAACTAACCAAATCAGAATATGGCGAGAATTCTGTCGAAGCCAATCGGCTTGAGAAAACACTCAACGATACTAAGACAGCCTATAACAATCTCCAACAGGAAATGGAGGGTCTTTCCAATGCCTCCCAACAATCTGCAGCAAGCCTTGAACAAACCAATGGTTTATTAAAAGCAGATATCCTCATGGAGTTTGGAGACCGATTGGGTGAACTCTCTCAAAAGTTAATCGAATTTGGGCAACAATCTCTTGAAGCTTTTCGTGAAGTTGATGAAGGGATGGATATCATCATCACCAAGACTGGTGCAAGTGGAAAGGCACTTGAAGGGATGCAAGATATTGCGACAGAGCTCGCTACATCCATTCCTACAGATTTTGCGACTGCAGGAAGTGCCGTTGGGGAATTAAATACTCAGTTTGGTTTAACTGGAGACGCTTTATCACAGGCTTCAGCTTTGTTAATCAAATACGCTGAAATCAATGGCTCGGATGTGACGCAATCGGCTATTTCTGCCAAACAGGCCATTGAATCCTATAGCCTTGAGTCTAAAGACCTCGCCATGGTACTTGATACGGTCACTTTTACTTCCCAACAAACTGGGGTTGGTGTTCAGGATCTAATGAGTAAGGTCGTATCTGGTGCTCCTCAAATTAAGTCACTTGGGTTATCCTTTGACGAGGGTGTCGCTTTAATGGGACGCTTTGAAAAAGCTGGTGTCGATTCAAGTGCTGCACTTTCTACTTTATCTAAAGCAGCTGTTAATTATGCCAAGGATGGTTTAACCTTACAAGATGGTCTGGCAAAAACTGTTGAACAAATTAAAAATTCAACAAATGAGACAGAGAGTCTGACACTTGCTTCAGAAGTTTTTGGTTCAAAAGCTGCACCACGAATGGTCGATGCCATTAAGCGTGGCGCTTTTTCATTTAATGATTTATCAGGGACTGCTAAGAATGCTTTAGGAGTTGTGACGTCAACTTATGAAGCAACACTTGATCCAATTGATAAATTTACGACTACACAAAACACGGCAAAAGCTGCCATGGCAGAAGTGGGTGGAGTTTTAGCGGAAACTCTGGCACCAGTTCTTGAATTATTGGCTCAATTGCTTCAATCTGTCGCTACTTGGTTCAGCAACTTATCTAGTCCCATTCAGACCTTTATTGCCATTATGGGTGGTTTAATTACAGTTGTCGGGCTGTTGTTACCTGGACTCTTAGCCCTTCAAGCGGCAGCAGTCGCCATGGGAACGACCATTGGCGGATTGGTCGTTGCAGCAGCTCCGATTGTTGGAACAGTTCTAGGCATCATAGCAGTGATTGCCCTATTAGTCGTTGGGATTCAAGAACTGTGGCAAAACAATGAAGGCTTTCGGACAGCAGTCATTGAAATCTGGAATGCCATCTATGCTTTTATTTCAGTTATTCTTCAAGAGATTAGTACCTTTATCATGACGATTTGGGGAACTCTTACCACTTGGTGGACAGAAAATCAAGCCCTTATACAAGCAGCAGTTGAAACGATCTGGAATGCCATTTCTACAGTTATTCAGACGGTCATGTCTTTGATTGGTCCCTATCTTGAAGCTACTTGGGCAAATATTCAGTTAATCATCACCACGGCTTGGGACATCATCAAAACAGTTGTCGAAACAGCTATCAATGTTGTTTTAGGAATCATCAAAGCTATTATGCAGGTCATAACTGGTGACTGGTCTGGCGCATGGGAGACGATCAAGGGAGTTCTTCAGAGAGTTTGGCAAGCTATTCAACAAATTGTGACAACGATATTGTCTGCCATAGGTCAGTTTATTTCCAATACCTGGAATGGAATTAAAGGCACCATTAGTAATGTTTTAACCGCTATTTCTGGAATCGTGTCTTCTATTTGGAACACGATAAAATCCGTCATTTCGTCAGTGATTTCTTCAATTGTTTCTTTTGTATCCAGTGGCTGGTCTGGTATTCAACAGACCATTTCTAGTATTCTCAGTGGTATTAGCTCCACTGTTTCAAGTGTCTGGAATGGTATCAAGAATTCTATCTCAAATGCCATCAATGGTGCAAAAAATGTTGTATCTTCTGCCATTAATGCCATCAAGAATCTGTTTAACTTTAAGATTTCATGGCCACATATTCCTTTACCTCACTTTTCTGTGAGTGGATCTGCCAATCCGCTTGATTGGTTGAAGGGGGGACTACCTAAGATTTCGATTGCTTGGTATGCCAAGGGAGGGATTCTAACGAAACCGACAGCCTTTGGCATGAATGGGAAACAACTGATGGTTGGTGGTGAAGCTGGGAAAGAGGCTATCTTGCCTTTAACCAAACAGAATCTTGCGGCAATTGGTGAAGGAATCGCATCAACCATGGGAACTGGTGGTAATGTCATCAATGTTTCCATTACAGATGTAGTGATAAGAGAAGAAGCCGATATCAAACGACTAGCCAATCAAGTAGCAGAAAGAATTCATGACGAGTTAACTCGAATACAATCATTGAGAGGGGTGAGGTTGTGATCCAACATAATGCATTAATCATAGATGGTTTATCAACTGCCTCATTCCCTTACAAGATACTCGTGGAAGATAGACCAAGTTTTCATATTCCGACTTCTAAAAGCCAACTGCAAGAACATGACGGTTTGAGTGGTGGATTGATTTTGACCAATAAGCACCGAAAAGTGATTGAGAAAGCTTATCGTATTCACCTTATTGGTGCAACTGAAGAACAGATTAATGAATTTTCTGCTCTTTTAACTCGTGAAGGGTTTTGGCTTGAAAGTGAGCGTATGAAAACCACAAGGTACTGGTGTTATAAGGTAGGTAGCTTTGATATTGTTCAAGATAATTTAGGAGTATTCACCCTAGAGGTCACTTTCCTTTGTCATCCTACTCGATATTTTAAGAAAGTTAGTGAGTATACCTTAACGAAGAATGGGACAATTCCCCTACTTGGTTCAGCACTAGTTTATCCCAAAATTACCATTAAAGGTAGTTCAACAGGTGAGACAAGTTTCACTATCGGTAAACAGGTCATTGGTTTGGAACAGCTAAACAAAACTTTGGTTATGGACAATGACCCACATCATCCAAGTTTTTTGACAGAAAGTGGAGAGTTGGTTCATTGGTCAGGAGATTTTATCACACTCGATGCCAATCAAAAAGACAAGAAAGTTGGTGTGGTGCTTGGTACTGGAATTACCAGTCTTCACATTGAAATATTATGGGGGTGGACGTAATGTTATTTTTGTTAGACGGACAAACTAAAACTCCAAAATGGAACGGACTTCCCCTTCATGAAACCTTGAGTGCGGAAGTTGAAGAAACTTTGAATGGAGATTTTACGCTTCAATTTGACTATCCCATCACAGATTCAGGCATCTATAAAGAGTTGGTGACAGATAAATTGATACTATGTCCAGTACCATATGTCAAAAAACAACTCTTTCGGATTAAGAAACCAGTTGAAGAAAACGATAGGGTTCGTGTGACTTGCCAACATATTACGGATGATATCATGCGTCGCTCTATTCTACCAGTTTCGAATCAAAATGTGACCTGCCAAAGTGCCCTTGGGCAATTGATCACAAAAGCTAAAAGAGATATAGCTCCCTTTTCTTTTGATAGTGATATTACAAAGAAACGGTCGTTTAATACGACAGAGACAGCTACACTTTACCAAGTATTGATGGATGGGAAACATTCCATTTTAGGAACTTGGGAGGGAGAGTTGGTTCGTGATAACTTTTTATTCACCATCAAAGAACATCGAGGAAAGAATCGTGGGGTAGTCATTTCAACGCATCATAACTTAGAAAAGTTTGATCGTACTCGTTCTAGTCAGTCTATTGTCACTCGCATTTATGCGTCCTCAACTTTTAAGCCAGAAGGTGAAAAGGAAGAGAAAACTCTTTCGGTTATGGTGGAGAGTCCTCTCATCCATCAATATCCTTATGTGCATGAGGCGGAGTATGAGAACAATAATCTCCATACCGAGGAAGAATTGAGACAATGGGCGATGGCAAAATTTAGCAATGACCATTTAGATCAGGTTTCAGAAGTGATTGAGATTGAAGCCTTTGAACTAGATGGACAAGAGGTGCAGTTGGGGGACGAGGTGACCCTAAAAAGTAGACTTCATCAAGTTGATGTGGTCAAAAGAACAGTTGCTTATCGCTTTAATGCCTTAACAGAGCAAATCACATCCATCTCATTTGACGATACGGTCACGTTTGGTGGACAAGGGGTGTCAGGAAATCCCATATCATCTGTCGCAAATGAGCTCTTAACTCTCAATGATGGAAAGATTCAACGTCAGATTGAAAGGGAGCGAGCCAATCTCAGTCTTGTACTTGATTCCAATATGAGTCGAGTAAGCAACGATGTAGAAGATGGGATTGAGCGAGCAAAAGCTGAAGCAATTCGGAGTGGTAATCAAGCAGCAGTTGACTATTTATCCTCAGAGGCGGCAGAAATTCGCTTTGCGGCTATTCAAAAAGCAAAGATAGATGAACTAACCGTGTCCAATTCTGCTTGGATGCGTCGTTTGGTTTCTCATCAGGTGTTGACTGAGTATTTAAATGCGATAGAAGTCAATGCCAACAAGGTTGTTATTCCTGGAAGTCACAAGCCAGTATTTTCATTGGACTCCAATGGGAATATTTCAATTGATACACCACTCTTAAAAGTGAGAGGCGAAGAACTAGCTACCAAGAGTCAACTTTCTAAACTGTCACTCACTCCAGGTCCAAAAGGAGACAGAGGCATCAGCATTTCCCGAATCGAAGAATACTATTTGGCGAGTGCTCAAAAATCAGGAGTTATCACATCAACGAGTGGTTGGTCAAAAACCATTCCAGTTTTAACGGATACCATCAAATATCTTTGGAATTACAAACGAACCGTTTTCACTGACGGAAATGAAACGTTGACGACACCAGTCGTTATTGGTGTTTATGGAAATAAGGGAGATACCGGTCAAACCTTGTATACATGGAAGATGTATGCGGATAGTGATAAAGGCGAGGGGATTTCCTCTTCACCTAAGGGGAAACGCTATTTGGGTTTGGCAGTTAATCGACTAACTGCTACACCTTCAACGAACCCGAGTGATTATACTTGGTCTTCTTTCTTTGAGGGGACTGTTTTAGGTGGGCGGAATTACATTGATGACTATGCTATGAGAGAAACAAGTTTCACTAATCTTCAGTCAGAATGGCGAAAAGAAATCGTAGAAGATAGTACATCTGTCAGTGGCATCTCGATTAAAATGACTTGTACCAAAGCAGGAAGTGGTGGCTTTAAGCGAGATTTTTTTGACCTAAGAACACGAATTGGTCAGACCATGACTTTTTCGGTGGAACTAAAAGCTTCAAAGGCGGTATCCATGATGATTGGCTCTGAATTAGGTGGAACAAAATCGATTCAACTTACCACCAATTGGGAACGAGTGGTTTCAAGTTGGAAGGTTTCAAGTAACGCAGCTTATTCTTTTGTCTTTACTTTATCATCTGGAACATGGGTACAAGGTGATGTGGTTTGGCTACGAAATGTCCAACTTGAAGATGGGAATGTCGCAACAGCACCTGGACCTTCATTAGCGGATTTGATGAAGCAAATTGATGGGAAAGCCGACCAAAGTTTTATGAAGCAACAATTGGACATCCTAACAGAAAAGACGGAGTCGATTCGAGTGGATATGGAAGCGAGGGCACTGGCCAGTGAAGTTTCTGATTGGCTCAAGACCTATAAGGAATTTGAAAAGAGTAACAAGGAAACACTCGCCAAATTCAATCAGGATTTTGTCGCAAACACACAGCGCATCGCAGCTATTGAAGCTGATTTGAAAAGTAATGCCTTGCTTTTACAATTTGTGAACACTTATCTGCGAGCAGGTGATAATGGTGTCATCATTGGTAAGAAAGATAATTCTGAGTTTATCGAATTAACCCCACAAGGAATGATGATTAAATCAGCAGGGAATGCGGTCATGACCGTTACTTCTGGTGTGATTAAAATCCACCATGGTGTATTCGTTGAAACGCTACAAGTTGGAAATTATCGTTTAGAAGCTGCAAGGCATAATGCCAAACATTTGGTTTGTCGCTTCATCGACAGCAAGACTTAGAAAGGAAAGACTATGGCAGATTATGGAAGTAATAATGACCGAGGGTACAATCTTCTACTTAGGGTAGAAGAAACAGGAACTAGCACCGCCAATAATACTTCAACTGTACGTGTTCAATTGTGGCTACGAAATGGCCAAACAACCTTTGGAATGTATAACTGTAGTGCCAGTGTTTCAATAGATGGTCAAACTCTTTCTTGGAGTGGTAGACCAGATATGTATAGCATGAACTCTTCTCTTCATCTCATTGATAAAACCATCACCATCGCTCACAATTCCAATGGTCAAAAGACCATTGGTTTTTCTGCGACCTTTTCAGGAAGTGGTGGATGGTCACCTGGACAACTCAATACGGGTAATCAGTTCTTACGATTACGAGATATTCCACGTTCCTCAACAGCTAGTGTTTCTGGGAATATGATGGGGTCTCCCATTACCATTTCTATCAATCGTGCAAGTGCTGACTTTACCCATCATGTTTCGTGGCAATTTGGTAGTTTGAGTGGAGTGGTCGCAACAGGTGCAACTACTTCTTGTAGTTGGACACCTGAAGTTGCAAGACTAGCTCTTCAAATCCCCAATGCGACCTCTGGGATTGGCACCATTTTAGTACAAACTGTTTATGGAGGAAAGGTTATCGGAGAGTCTCGTATCCAAGTGGCTCTTCAACTTCCGAGTTCGGTGGTTCCTAGTCTATCCTCTATCAGTTTATCGGATTTAAATACAATTGCTCAAAATGCCATTACAGGCAATACCTTTGCTTCATTGGAGTCAAATCCCAAGGTCATCTTCAATGGTGCCACAGGAATTTATGGTTCAACCATTCCTTCTAGTGGTTATCGAGCGGAAGTGTTTAAATTTGAAGGAAACAAGTGGGTACAACTTCAGAATGTAACAAGTTCACAAAATGGCGGAGTAGGTGGTATTAACCATGTAGGGCGAGCCAAAATCTCTGCTTTTGTGACGGATTCAAGGGGAAGACAAAGTCCAAGAAAAGAAGTCGAGATTACGCTTCTTGAGTATTTTAAGCCCATATTATCCTTTACTTCGGTTCGAGTTGGAACTGCAATGAATCAATTAAATGTGATTCGTAAAGTAAAAATTGCACCACTGATTGTAGACAATACTCAGAAAAATCGAGCTACTATGACGTGGGATATCATTGATTTAGCGACTGGTACAAAAACGACAAATGTGGGTGGAGCTGCCAACTGGACTACGACAACGGAACATACCAAAGAGAATTTTCAAGCGACCTTAAATGGTACTTATGACCAAACCAAGTCTTATACCATCATTGGTCACTTGCGAGATTTGTTTTATGAAAGCCATTTTGAGTTTACGGTTGGTCCTGAAAAGGTGGTTTATGGCTTATCTCCAACTGGAATGGGAATTGGAAAAGCATGGACAAGAGGGATTCTTGATGTGGATGGTAGTCAGCCATCCTATTTCGATGGCGATATCATCATGAGAAACAAAAAGTTGATTGATATCTTCTATCCAGTTGGAACAATTTATGAATCAACGAGTTCTACCAATCCTTCAACTTTTATGGGAGGGAAGTGGGAACGATTTGGAAATGGACGAACGTTAGTGGGTGTATCTGAGAGCGAAGCAGAATTTAGTTCCGTATCGAAAACTGGAGGTAGTAAGACTCATAAGCACGGAAAAGGTGATATGGTTGCCTTGGTTGGTTCAGGTAATGGTCGTGCGGATACTCTCGGTTTTGTCCATGACCAAGCCTATACAGGAGATACCAATCCAACCTATGTTGTGAGTGGTGGAATTGTAAATGACTTGAAAAGTAAGCCCCTTTCTCACCATACGGCTATTCGAGGGAATACCTCCGAAACTTCTAGTTTACAGCCTTATATTACAGTTTATCGGTGGCGACGTACCGCTTAAAGGAGACAAAATGCATCAAGCAGTTTCAACAAATAAGTTAGTGTTTTCAGGAATCGGTGGGGTCATCGGTTCTATTTTTGGAGAAGTCGATGGCTTTCTTTATGGCCTTTTGATTTTTATGTTGATTGACTATGTGACAGGGATTATGGCAGCCATTGTCGAGAAGAACCTCTCCAGTTCTATCGGTAAAAAAGGGATTTTCAAAAAAGCCATGATTATCTGTTTGGTGGCTGTTGCCCACATGATTGACCTACATGTCTTAAAACAAGGTGGGGCAGTTCGAACAGCTGTTATCTTTTTCTACTTCAGTAATGAAGGACTGTCCATCTTGGAAAATGCGACTCGTATTGGATTGCCAGTGCCTAATCGTATTAAACAAGTCTTACGTCAGTTAAACGAAGATAAGGAGGATGAGAATGACAAGTAAAGAAAAGGTTGTTGCCAATGCCCTCTCGAAAGTCAATACCAAAGTGACGGTGCCTACCAATCCTTATGGTGGGCAATGTGTGGCTCTAATTGACAAAATCGTTCAGGAGGAAACAGGGAAGAGTATGGCTTACACCAATGCCATTGACTGCCTTGATAAGGCAAAAGCCAATGGCTTTCAGGTCACCTATGATGCCGTAGGGGTTAACCCACAGGCGGGTGACATTTACGTGATTCGTGTACCGACTCACAGTTTTGGTCACATCGGTGTTTGTTTAGCGGATTCTGATGGTACTGGACTTGAAGGAGTGGAACAAAATGTCGATGGTTATTCGGATAGTAACCGTAATGGGGTCAACGATCAACTGGAAGTTGGCGGTGGTGGCTACACTCGACGTGTGTCACGAAAGTGGTATTCTGATGGGCGATTAGTGGATAGCCATAGTGGTGGATTGGTTGGTTATATGGTTGGCTGGTTTAGACTGCCTTATGAGGTAGCAACTAGCACAAAGAAAGTAGAAACTTCGGAGGATGAGGATATGAAAAATTTTGTCGTACGATCAAAAAGTGGGAAACAAGGTTATGTGGCAGTGGTCAATGGTGCTGTCTTTGGGATTGGTCACATTGATACAGTTGTTCAGTTGCAAAATGCTGGAGCTGTACATCTCAACTTAGATGATGGTGACTTCAACCGATTTTTAGAATCACAAAAGTTTGACGATGAGAAATTGGTTGCTTCAGTACAGGCCTTGGAAAAGGCAATTAAACAGTAACTTATGTTAAGCCTGATGGAATGTATTTTCTGTCAGACTTATTTTTTTTTGCCTAAAAAGCGGAAAAAATGCCCTCAGCCTTACTTAGTAAGGTAGGAGGGCTAATATGAATTCAAAACAAAAAGAACAAATCACTCTTCTTCGTAAAGAAGGACGAGGCTATAAGCGTATTTCCAGTGAGTTAGGCATATCGGTTAATACTGTGAAGTCATTTTGTCAGAGGCAGGGTATAACAGCTAAACCAAATCAAGATAAGACACAAGCTAGATGCCCTGTCTGTGACAAGATGTTAGAGAGTCACCAAGGTAAGAAAAAGAAACGCTTTTGTTCTACAACCTGTCGCATGACTTGGTGGAATTGTCATCAAAGTGAGGTAAATAAAAAGGCATATACTGAACATATATGTAAAGGTTGTGAGAAGATTTTTTCTTCTTATGGTAATAACAAACGTCAGTATTGTAGTCATGAGTGCTATATCAAGACCAGATTTCAAAAGGAGAGAGCATGAAACCACAACATTTTTATGATGAGTTAACGTATCAATTAACCTTATCTCAGGCTAAACTTCTCCTGACGCAAGGAGTGATTGATGAGGTGGTATTTCTTTGTTTTATGGACAGAATGAAAGAAAAATATCATCCAATTATTAGCCAGTATGAGGGGGGTATAACTTGATAAATTAGTGCTTTAGAGTGATATATAGTAACGGAAAGGAGTTGTATCAATTTGAAAACAGTTACTCAAATTAAAACTATAAACCCTAGCTTGACAATAAAGCTAAAGGTTGCAGCCTATGCACGGATTTCGCATTCAAGTTTGAAGCATTCTTTGTCAAACCAAGTCAGTTACTATAATCAACTCATTCAGTCTAATCCTTGCTGGTCATTCGCAGGGATTTACATTGATGATGGCATTAGTGGAAAAAGTCAGGAGACCAGAAGTGACTTCCAAGCGCTTATTAAAGCCTGTCACGAAGGGAAAGTTGATTTAATTTTAACCAAGTCTATTTCTCGATTTGGTCGTAATACGGTAGAGTTACTCACGACTGTTCGAGAACTAAAGGAACTAGGTGTAAATATCCGCTTTGAGAAAGAAGGAATTGAAACTCTGACATCAGACGGTGAATTATTACTAACTCTACTCGCTTCAGTGGCACAGGAGGAATCGAGGTCCATCAGTGAGAACGTTAAGTGGTATGTTAAGAAATCCTTTGAACAGGGGCTACCTTACATCCCACAGGATATCTACGGTTATCGCTGGCAAGGCGATACTTATGTGATAGAACCACATGAAGCTAAAATTGTTAAGCAGGTCTTTAGATGGTATATGGAGGGCCTGGGAGTTCCTACAATTGCACAAAAACTTAATGATCTAGGTGAGAGGACTAGGCTAAGAAATCCTTTTACAAAGTCTATCCTTTATGAGTTTTTTAAACAAGAAGCCTACTACGGACGGTTAGTTCTTCAGAAAACCTATCGGACTGATTTCTCTAGAAATCCTAAACGTAATAAGGGTCAAAGGGATAAATACATAGTAGATAATGCACATGAACCCATTGTTTCAAAAGAATACTTTGAATCAGTATTAGCTGAAAAGCGTAGACGAAGTAAAGGGCGTTATTACCGAGATGAGTCGATTCCTACATTATTCAGGGACAAGATATATTGTGCTCATTGCGGTGTTGATATGTTATTGACAGTTGATAAACCTCATACTGATAAAGCAACAGTACGCTACAATTGTCGAACACGACAGCACAAAGGGCTGGATGCCTGCCCAAGTAAGACTTTAGCAGAGAAACGACTAATTATGACTCTTACAAATTATTATAACTGTTCAATTGATGAAGAGTGGGTGGCTAAAGTTAAGTCCGTTACATTTAATTCTATTGATTACTCGATTACAGTTACTTTTAAAGACGGTGAGTTCCATACTCTACCTATTAAGAGAGGACAGTTTAAATGAAAAAAATCATTACAATTGAAGCGGCTACTGTTCACTCTAATAAAGTAGAACAGCCCAAATTCACAAAGCGAAGGGTAGCAGGTTATGCCAGGGTCTCCACTGATCATGAGGAACAAGCAACCAGCTATGATGCACAAATGCGATACTATACGGATTATATTTCTAGTCGTCTTGATTGGGAATTTGTTAAGATGTACTCGGATGAAGGTATCACAGGAACCAACACCAAACAACGTGTTGGGTTTAATAGCATGGTCAATGATGCACTTGCTGGAAAGATTGACTTAATTATAACCAAGTCCGTCAGTCGATTTGCCAGAAACACAGTTGATTCCCTTTCGACTGTTAGAAAGCTAAAAGATGCCGGAGTGGAGATTTACTTTGAGAAAGAGAACATCTGGACCTTTGATGCTAAGGGTGAGCTCTTAATTACTATCATGTCCAGTCTGGCACAAGAAGAAAGTAGGTCTATCTCAGAGAACGTGACTTGGGGTAAACGTAAGCAGTACGAACGTGGTAAGGTGAGTATTCCCTTCAAGAATGTTTTGGGATTTGAACGTGGACCCAATGGTGAATTAGTAGTTAATGAGGAAGAAGCCAAAATTGTGCGTTACATTTTCCATGAGTTTTTACTTGGGAAAAATGCCAATAGCATCGCAAAGGCTTTAACGGAACAAGGTATCCCATCACCTACTGGAAAGGAAAAGTGGTATTACGGAACAGTACGTCGGATGCTTCAAAATGAAAAATACAAGGGTGATGCTCTTCTTCAAAAAAGCTTTACGACCAATTTCCTAACCAAAAAGACAAAAGTCAATGAAGGTGAACTTCCTCAATATTATGTTGAAAACAACCATGAAGCGATAATTGATAAAGATACCTTCGATCTAGTTCAATACGAATTAAAGATACGAGAGCGACGAGGGTCAGCTAGTCAATTTTCAGGAATGCTAGTTTGTGCCACTTGTGGTGCTGTATATGGGAGTAAAGTGTGGCATTCTAACAGTAAGTATAGGCGAGTTATCTATCGCTGCAATCAGAAGTATGAAGGTGAAGTAAAATGCGATACCCCTCATGTGACGGATGAAGAAGTTAAGGAATGGTTCGTCATTGCAACGAACAAACTGATAGAAAATAAGGATGAAGTCATTGAGAATATGAAGGTATTACTTGTGATGTGCTCAGATACGGAAGACATTCAACAAGAAATATCAGCTTCAGAGACTCGAATGGTAGAGTTGACAGATTTGGTAGATAGTTTGATTTATGAGAACTCCAGAGTAGTTCAAGACCAGAAGACATACCAAGAAAAGTATGATAGGTATTCACAGGAGTACAAGGAGCTTGAACAAAAACTAGAAACCTTAACCAACAGCCTTCAGAAAAAGAAGTCTCAAGCTAAGTCAATCAAAGAATTTATCCAACACTTGTCAAATAGGGATTTAGTCTCGGAGTTTGATGGGAAACTTTGGTACACCATGGTTGAAAAGGTCATTATAGCTTCAAAAGAAGAAGTAGATTTTCATTTCAAAAACGGAGCAGTCATATCAATATGATGTGACTGCTTTTTTCTGAACTGTGGTATAATGAAAACAATGAGTTCAAAGGAGAAATGATTTGCACCCCCTTTTGACCCCTTGCA